TTTTAAGTCTATTTATATGAGAACTAAGTTTTAGCATATCTTTTTCAAATCCAATAGCATACCCGCCAGATTCAACTCTATACAATTTAGGCTTAAGAAATTCTAAATCAGTCCCCAACTTCATCTGATTAATTGATAGTTTAAGATATTTCAAAAATAATCTACTATATTCCAGAAATAGATAATCCATTAAAAATTTCATCTTCTTATCAAAATCTTCTAAAATTTCAGTATCACCTTCAACAACAATACGAAATCCAGGCTTATTTAACTTTTCTTTAGTTGTAAGTCTTGCCACAATTACATCCTACTTATCTTAATATTAGTCTTCGTATTTATTATTGCTGTAGCCAATCTCTCAGCAACTGTTGCATTAAAATAAGTAGATAACGCCGAAAGCAAATCAGATACAGTAATTGTCTTACCTGCTCTTTCATTCTGGACAAGTAAATCCGCCATAGCCCATACAAATAATTCAAGTGAAGACTCTATCTGTCTTCGTGCCAAAACATCAGACGGCTCTGAATTCATACCAACAGAAGACTCTGTAAGATTCAAATTCCCTACAAGACTTCTAATCAAATCATTGTAACTCATTAAATTACCTCCTAATAACTAATACATTTATACCATAAAATAAAATAACAATCAAACATTTATTCTATCTCCTATCGTTCCTAATAAACATATCTGGAATTATATCCGTCCTTCTGTTCAATGTTAACTTATACCAGGTATACTTATTGGTATTGTGTATATGCCCATAATCTCCTGTTTGAATTACATTATAAAATATCCCGTCTGTTATATCATATTTGACATCTGCTGGATGCCATTTACTATCTTTGAATATCTGAACTATATCTCCAACCTTCGGTATTATCCCGATTTTATCAAAATCATATCTTGAATAATATATCTCACAATCCAGAGTATATACCACCCCGCCAATATCAATACTTGCATCTGGAGGATTATACTTAATTACCGCCTTCAATAAATATCCTCCGTCAAATGTATATTTACTCGGCATAGGCTCGCCATAAATATTATCATAAACATTTTTAACTACATTCGCTACCCAATACCTTGTATCTTCGCCTGTTAAATTAAGATGCTCTTTTGTTACTTCATCAAATAGTATATATTCAAAATCATTTACTAAAAGTCCCATTAACTAATTATCCTGTTGTAAATCCAATGGGTAATACACTCTCTTGCAACTTCTTGGTTAGTGCCTCCATCTCATCCTTTGCCTCTGATATTAACACATCACCATCTAATTTCTGAGAACCCTCAACCATCGGATAATCTGAAAACTTACTCCTCTTTCTGCCTACAATAATTTTCCCCATAGCCAATGAATAATCAAGAATAAACTTTTCATCCATAGGAGATAATCTATCAAATTTAATATCTCTTGAATTATATATTACATAACACCTACCAGCATACTCATAATACGGATATATTATAAGTGTATTATCCTCTTGTCTGTATTCCCATTCAAATTCATTAGATAATACTCTCTTTGCCATTTCATTATATTGTAACGCCTGTGTAAATGTGCTATACATTCCAACCTGTTTGGTTGAACCAAATATATCATACGGAACTCCAACTATCGGGAATAATGACCTTGTAAGTAATTTAGAAACATCAAAATCAATGCCAGGCGGGATTACTTCTATTACCCTAAATACATCATCTGGTAATTTATATTCATTAATAGACCTTGAAATGGTTATTGCAACCAATCGCTTAAATCCCTTATATGTATTAAACCATCTTACAGTCTCATTTATTATTATTTCTAATTCAGCATCATTTAATTCTACCCCAACTTTAATAGGATTATCCCCACCACCTAATAATGTCTTAACATAAGTTTTTACATACTCTCTATCCATAACTAATAGAATAAATCAAATCATTAAAAATTTCAAGATAAAAAAAAAGGGCAGAACATAAAAATTCTGCCCTATATGAGTTATAAAATATACCCGCTAACTATTAGTATGGAAGGTTGTTGACAACCAGTTTCCCGTAGAATTCTGGTCTTGCCATATAATGTCCATTCCTTGACATCATCGCCTTCTTCATTGTCATATCATTGGGGTCATAGAATGTTGGGGTTATTACAAGTGGCTGATATGGAGACCAAATGAAACCCGCATCAAATAGTCTATCCATCTTCAGACCTATAAGAACCTCATTCTCAGGCATATACGGATTGAGATATACCCAATACTTATTGCCCAGAGTTCCTATCTTCATTATGCCCATATCGGAGGAAATTGTGCCGACTGAATTTGGTCTTGCAATATAATCCGCATTTCCATACGGAGTTACATCTGCAATCGAAACCATCGGTCTAAAATCGCCGTGTGTGGACAACTGGTCTAATAGGTTAGCAACCTTTGAACCAACCACTATCCAATTAGCCCTCATCCTCTTTGTGTCCGTGAGTATTCTGTGAGCAACATCACCAATTGCGGTGATTATTGACCTATAATGCTGATAATCAGGAATACCCGCTGGGACTGTTGCCGACCAAGATGCAATATGGTTAGTCGGAACATTAGCCCTAATAAGGTCTAGTATCCACCTATCATACTCCAAAGCCAACTCAGAAGATGCACCCTGTGTCAATTCACTCTCTGCATCAAGACCCTGCAAAGCCTTCAAATCCGCCGAAATTTCTGCTGTCCAATTCAGATTCAAAGACCTTCTAATTGCCTTGATTTCCTTCAAAGTCAACTCAAACTTGAACTTCGGAATGTTGGTGTTTGCTTCCTGAACATACCAATAATCACAAAGAACCTTATTGCCATTGCCCACATTTGCTGTAAAGGTAACTGATATTGCACCTGTATCATAATCAATCGTTCCAGTTCCATCTCCCGTAAAGCCACCAGAACCATCATCTGTCAATTCCTGAACAACTACCCCAGAAGAATTGACTTCAAATACCTTTACAATGTATCCCTCATCACTCTTCGGTCTAACAGGCAACCAACCCGCTGTATGAGTATAAGAACTGTGACTACCGTCTCCAGTTGCAATAAACTCATTCTTAACATTCTCAGATGAAAATGTCGTATCCAATTTCTTAATCGCCTCATCACCCAATGCAGTCTCACCCTTATTTGAGGCATATATATACTTATAGAAAAATACCGCCCCAACTGGTGCTGTCATCGGCTGGACAGACACGATTTCTGGGGTAATCATATTGGGAAACAACTGCCTCAAGATTGGGAAAAGATGCTTAATAAACGGAGCTGCATTTTGTGATGTAGCCGTCGGAGAATCTTCCATAAGTTCTCTTTTATAGTAATTTATTGTATTCTCGTATATTACAGCAAGATTCTTTTTGTTTGCTGGGTCTTTAACATCCTTCAAAAAATATGCCCACTTATTAACAAGTGAGTTAACATAATTGTCATTCAATGGTCTATTCATAACTAAAACCTCCTAAATAAATTAACCATTCTTACCTTTCATCAATTCATTCATTTCCTTTATATCTTGAAGACTCAATCCCAAATTGGCAAGTTCTGATACTCCCTCACCATTTGGATTTGGTCTATCACCGTCGAAATTCGATTCTGTAATAATACTCTTTGGCTTAACTTTTTCTTTGTTAAAACTCTCCAAAATTGTCCTTTTAGCCGTATTTACTTTCTCATCCGCCAGAGTCCTATCTGGTATGTTTGATATTATACTATCAATCTCTGCTCTTGACTTACTTTCCAAGATTGGTTTCTCATATTTATAATAATCAGGTCTAAATGCCACTTTTCTAAGCCCATTTAATCTTGCCTCCACTAACGCTATCTTATCATTAAGTCTCTCAATATTCTCATTTAACTTAGCAATCTCAGATTCTTTACTCCTTATTATATCATCCTTTTCACTATCCTTGTTGGCATATTCATCCTCTATACTCTTCAATTCCTGTTCAAGTTTAATAGTCAAATCGTCCTTCTCTTCTAACTCTGCCACCAACCTTGAAATCTCATCTTCCATTTTGTCTAATTTCTTGGTCAACATCGTAATTTCATCATCTTTTTCTTTGGCTATGTCCTGAACCCTCTCATACTCTTCTTTGAGAGTTTTAAGTTCATCTTCTGTTGCTTTCAAATTATCAACTGTATCTTCCAGAGTCTTATTTAGTTTATCATTTTCATTTTTCAACTCTATAACATTAATAGGCTCAAAAGAATCATTGATAGACTCTTTAATCTTATTGACTTTGGAAACCAAATCATTATCATCTGTAATAGTTTCAAAATCAATCAGTTCGTAATATTTTTCTTTGTTAGGATTGTTTGCTAACATCTGCTCTAACTTCAGAATAAATCCCGCCTGCTGAGATGCTTTAAGCAATTTATCATTACTCTCTTTAAGTTTATTTATTGTCTGAGTAGTCTCTTCGTCCATCATCGCAAAAGGAATAAATGGTTTCAATACAGATATAACTTCCTCAACTACCTGTTTTGCCAATCCATAGTTGGGGTCTGAATTATATTTATCAGCAAATTCCTTCTCAACGGACTTCCTAATCTCTAATGTAGCCTCTTCCAATTTGCGTGATACTATCGCCTTCTGCTCAGCCTTTATCTTCTCAACCGCCTCTTCTAACTTCTTATTATACTCCTCTATAACCTGCAATTTATCTTTATTTTCCATTAAAAGACCTCCTAATCTTTTCTGTTCTGATAAAACAGCGTAAGAATGACCAGCAGGCTCTACAACGAAATCAAATGTCAACAATTCAAAATCATCTTCAACAAATTCCGAATTGTTTTCCATTCGTGTAGAGCCATACCCTCTCAAACTTACACCGATCTTAACTCCTGCTTCAGCAATAGCCCGCAAATTTCTTCCATTATCTGTATCCAATATTTCTGCTTTTCCTCTTACTATATTATCATCTCCTAAATACAACTCCGTTATCAAATGACTAACTCTACTCAATCTTGGTTTGCCGTCGTCTGGATGGTCTAACTCTCCAAGCAAACTCCTATTCTTAATCTTCTCCTGCAACTTTCTAATTTCCCGTTCCATTAATGCTCTACTATATACCCTATTATTCTCGGTAGGAGTATCAACAATTCCAAACTCACCTTTGATATATTTCCGCCCAGTGGCTTTGTCTTCTTCTAATGTATAACTCCGTTGACTTACTTCTGTAAGTATTTTCTTTGGATTATTAGAATCCGACATTAAAATCTCCTAATTTAAAATCAACCAAACCAATTACTTCAATGAACCAGACTTAACAAGTTCTCTGTATTTCCTGTTAGCCTTCAATACTGAAGATATACTTACATTTTCG